TTTTAATTGGTTATACTTTCTTGTGCTTTTGTAGGTGTCTATGAGGGATAGAATCAAAGCACTTAATGCAACCACTATGGCTACTATTAAATATGCTATTTCTATCATAATTTAAGATTTGGCTATTAATATAAATAAAAATAGAGTGTATCCAACAAGTCTGCTTCCATTCAAGGCATGCTAGGCTTTTATTTGGCTTGTTGTTTACTGTTCAGCTTAAAGAACAATACACTCTATTTTCTGCTATTAATCTACAAGAATCTCCTTTCTTGTAAATATCTCCAGAATACTTGGTTGTTAAATGACCAGTTCTTCCCATTGTAATGAGCTCGCATTGTATTATGTTTGCCCATTGGTGTTGTAGTTTCTACCAGATATGTTCCTGGTTTAGGTGGTAATTCATATATCCATCTCATTGCATTGAGTGTAATTGATACAGAGTTAATACTAATAGAAATAACAATAAGTAAACACTAATTGCTGCTAATCTATTTTCTTTTCTGTATGTTGAACATCCTCTAAATGCCAAGAATAACCATATGAATATAACTACTAAACCTATTAATCCTGCTAATGTTATAAAACAAATGTGTGGCATAATATAATGTTTAAGTTAATCTAATTCATGCTCAGTTACAAATCTGTCAGGACCTTCATATGTACCATTAGTACTATCTTTTTCTCCAGCTAACCAAGCTTTTCTTACTAAATGTCTTACTTCTTCAATAGAATAAGACTTTGGTCCTTCTTTAATTTCTAATTCAGGTATTACATCATCACTAGTATGTGATATAAATTGTTCTTGCTTCCAAGCTAATGAATCAACATATCTATCATCTTTAGATTGTCTTCCAGCATACTCAATAGCTGTATCACCTAATCCAAAGAATTGTAAATTTCTAATAGAACCTAATCTTAATTGGTCCTCTTTGTTTTCAGCAACTAATTGCCATCCAACAGCATTTCCTTCGTGTTTAAATAAATCTACTTTCATATGATTTTTTAAGTTTTAGCTATTAATATAAATAAATTATAGTACTTAGATACATATAAGTTTCTCAGGCTTATATTTATCTATTTTTACCACTCTAAGGTTAATAACACAAAATCTGGTAGGTTGTTGAGTCAACCATTTTCATTTGCTATTGTTATTACACGCAACAACCCTTAGTCTGACCCTTAGCCCACCTTTCAGCAGAACTTAGCGAGTACTATAATTGTAATTCATAATAAGTCGGATTTACCACTTACATCTCCTAGGTTGATATAGTATTTGTGGATAACTACCTTGGTTGACATCTTATAATGATAGAACCTACACCAAGGCTCACTTCTATCAAGAATTAAGTTAATAAAAATACATAATAAATAACTAGGATTGTTTAAGTTAAATGCCTAGTACATTATAATTATAGAAGATGCCTTGCAATAGTAGAACTACAAGGCATTTTGACTACTACTATTTAGTCTCAATCCTTTGGACATCTTTAACAAGATTCTCAGAGCCTTTCACATACCAGGACAATCTTCTATTTGTTTTCTTGTTGAAATTCTGTATAGTTTTCAACATGTTCTTCATACATTTTTACTAAACATTTATATTGATGATTAGCTAAAAAGCCATTTACATCATAATAGTTCTTGTATGATGATAGTAAGTTTCTATCACTTAAATTAAACTTATTCCATACTTTCTTTAAGTATAATGCTTTAAGTTTTGATTCTACTTTAATTCCTGACTTTGCTTCTTTTGGCATAAATGTCTTCATAATAATGTGTTTTAAATGTTAGTATTAAAAGTATGTATTAGCTTCAAACTCTATTGTAAGTTTCATTTCTAATTTATCTATTTCTTCTTGGGTTAAACCTTTCTTTTGCTCTTCAGTAAGCTTAATGTTATCCATCATAGTTTTAAAATTTAGCTATTAGTATATATGTTGTCCTTTTTGTGATTCTAAAATATGTGCTAATTTGTGTGTAAGCTTTCTTTTTTGCACACAAAGTATCTATTCAACTAATTCTTCTTTTATCTCACACTTTAACCACAGATTAAGGTGTAATTGATACATAATACCAGAATCCATAAGAATAAAATGTAATTAGTAACACTAAAAATTAGTTAGGGTATTGAGTCAAGCTTTATAGTAAGTTAAAAAAGAGAATGCCTAATAGACACTCTCTTTTTATAAACCTTAATAAGACATAATATTATAATGTCTCTTCAGCAGGACTATATCTCACTATTCTGTGAGCAGTATAATCTCCTTGTTCACCAGTTCTCTTTTCAGTTTGTAAACCTAATGAACTAATATTAGCATCTGCTTTTAATTCAGATACTAATTCTTTGTGAATAGAAACTGCTACACGATTATCATTGTCCCAATGACGCATCCAGTCTGTAGGTTTTCCATCTTTGTCATTTGCAGTGTTTAACTCTAATTGAGCAACTCCTACTTGTTCTTTAATTTGTGCTAATGTCATATTCTATAGTTTTTAGACATTGTGTGGCAATATTGCCTTAATACCAACATATTTACTTAAATAAAATAAAAAAAGTAAATAAGTAATACTAATAATTAGTTAGGGTCTTGAGTTGAGTAAGAGATAGAGAATAGAGAGTGTTGCCACTCCCTATTCACTCCTATATGTTACAGAGTTTCCTCTGCTGGTGCATACTTCACAATTCTGTATGCCATGTACTTACCTTTACTACCTTCTCTTTCTTCAGATTGTAAGCCTAATGATGCAATGTTAGAGTCAGCTTTGATTTCAGCTACAAGTTCTTTGTGTATTGATACAGCTACTCTGTTGTCATTATCCCAGTGTCTCATCCAATCAGTTGGCTTATTGTCTTTATCATTAGCTGTATTTAACTCTAATGCTGGAATGTTTAATTTCGATTTAATTTGTATAAGATTCATAATATAATGTATTAAGGTTTAAGAATTGAACTATTCAACTCCATAAATAAGTTAGGGTTTTGAGTTCTGCTTAATCAGCAATATAGAGAGTTAATGTGCTCCCTATGTAGTCTAGCTTCTCATAGCTTGACCTGCTGCTTTACCTAGTTCTTGTAAGATTGAATAGGTCTTGTTGATTACAGTTCTCATAATGTATATGTATTAATGGTTATTAAATTCGCTAATAGTATGATACAAACTACAACACAGTGTTGCATTGTAGTTTGTTGTTACCTAGTCTTTGATGACAGGAGATGACCACAGCACTCTCACATTCTCTCCAGTGTTGTTCATGTCACACACTGCTTGACACATTGCTTGATGTTCTGATTTACTCATGATGTATAGTATAAGGTATTAATAATGCTCCCAGAGATTAGTTCACCTTTGAACTTTGGTAGGGGGAGTTTCCTTTCCAGAAATGAGTGGGGGTGTTGACTCAAGGTAGTTCACACACTCACAGTGGACACAAAAAATTTTTTCCTGAAATTTTTTTTAGGTTATATGCTTTTAAATATAATTTGAGGGGATGTGGAAGATTTATATGTAAAGACATATAATGTTGGGTTTTACTTACATTAAGATAGGTATTGTATATTAATGTTAGTATTTGCCAACTTTGGGTTATACCTTAGCAGGTATAGTATAATGAAGTTAAGAGTGGATTGTACCTGTTAGGGTATAGGAAAGGTTGGGTTTTAATTCTGCTTAAGAAAGAAAAAGAACCAAAAAGAAAGAAACTTCATAGCTCTCCTCTCTTACTATATTATATAAATTTGCGAAGAATTGTTCTGAAGTGTTTCAGAAAGAAACTTCTTTGTCAAAGGTATATAAAATTTTTTACAAAGTCAATAGTTTGATATATTATTTTTCTATAGGTCTTTGTAAACTGATAGAAAATATTTATGGTATAAAAGTTGGTAGTGTTAATATTTTTATTAATTTTGCTTCAGATAAATATTAATACAATGAAAACTAAAACAGGAATTTAAAATGCAAATTATAACTAACGTAGTAAAGGTAGATAGTTATGACTACTATGTGAAACATTTAGAGGTATTAAATGTTATGCTACCAGAAAAGTTATCTCAAAAAGAAATAGAAGTCTTGGCTGCATTTATGGACCAAGATAAAAGTCTTATAGAAGATGACATGTTTAATGGTGTAGTAAGAAAGAAGGTAATGGACAAGTTAAGTTTGAAACCTGGAGGTCTTGGAAACCATTTAAAGAAGATGATTGAAAAGAAGTTTTTAAGTAAAAATGAAATCACTAAAAAGATTACAATCAAACCATTCTTATTACCTGAAGAAAATAATCAAGGGTATAGAATTAAACTTGTGAAAAAATGATATTAAAGAATGATGAATTATTACATGAGTTCTATAGTCAAGAAAGTCACAAGTACCCAGACTTAAATTTGGAGCAATTTAAAGAAGCAGTATTCACCCCTTGGATTTTCTTAAGAAAAGAAATGGAATCAGGAGAACTAGAAACAGTCAGGTTTAAATACTTTGGGACATTTCAAGTTTATGAAGGTAGGGCTAGAAGAATGTTAACTAATCTAAAAGAAAGATTTAAGTATAATAAAATTGACCCTACTCAGTTTTTTAAGTTAAAGGATATGTTGGAGAAATTTTTAAATAAGAAAAATAATGAGTGAGTTTAAGAACATTTTTACAGGGTTTAAAAATCTAATAACAGGTAAAGAAACCCCACAGGAAAAACAAAGATTGGAAATTTGTAAGAAGTGCCCAAACCTAAAGAAAACAAATAGGTGTGGTATTTGTGGATGTTATATGCCTGCAAAGGTTAAAGCTCCACAGGCAAGATGCCCAATTAAGAAATGGTAAATATATGCGAGATAGAGCAGTTGGTAGCTCATTGGGTTCATGTCCCAAAGGTCCTGGGTTCGAGTCCCAGTCTCGCTTCTATTACTTTAAAAATAAATTTATGAAAAAAGTAGCAATTGTGGTAGGTCACACAAAACTTAGACCTGGAGCTTGTGGAATTGATATTCCATGTGAGTTCAGTTTTAATCAGAAAGTAGCAGAGTATCTAGGAGATATATGTGATATTTACTATTATGACAGTTATAACTTAGGTTATAAGAGTATGGTAAAAAGAAATGCTGATAAAATGAATAGAAAAGATTATGATTTAGTTATAGAACTTCATTATAATGCAGCATCTCCTCAAGCAAATGGATGTGAAGTCTTTTATTATTTTACAAACAAGACAGGTAAAATGTATGCAGAGTATATGAGTAAAATGATTAGTAAAGTCTTTAAGGTAAGAGATAGAGGAGCTAAACCTATGATTGGAGAAAATCAAAGAGGTTATTGGGCACTATTTTATCCTAAAGCAACTACTTTATTACTAGAACCTTTTTTTGGTAGTAATAGGCAAAATGCTTTAAAATTTAAAGGTAAAGAAAAAGAGTATTCAGAAATGATTAGAGATTTCCTAAAAAGAACAAAACTAGTATAATGGCATTCTTATTTACAGTAACAGAAAAAACAGTATTTCCTAATGCAGAGACTTTATTAATAAGTCCTTTTAAAGAAATATGGAACAGAGATAAAACAAAAGAAAAGTATAATGCACTTGAAGAGTTTGCATATATTGAATTCATGTCTTCTATGAAAAAGAGCAATCCGTACAGACAATATGCAGAAAATATGAAAGAAGAAAAGGTACGACAGGCTGTTATAACAAGAGAAGACTGGGAACCAGACGAACTAATAGTGCAAGCTATACATAAAGTATTACAATTTCAAAAAGAATCTTCTACAACTTTTAATTATTATATGGCATCAAAGAAAGCTGCTGAAAAGATGCAAGATTTTTTCAATGAAGTAGATATTACAGAAGTTAACCCAAAGACCTTCAACCCAATTTATAAGCCAAGAGATATTACTAGTGCTTTAAATGATACAGAAAAAGTCTTAAGTAACTTAAAAACTTTAGAGAAAAAAGTAGAAGAAGAGCTTTATGAAGAAACAAAAAATAGGAGCAACAAAGAAATATCATTCTTTGCAGACCCAGAAAGTTTAAGATAATGAGTCAACTAAATTATACACAAGTATTTAATAATTATAGATACAAAGTAACAGATTTAATAGAAGCTTCTAAAGATTTAGAGGTTTTTGAAGTTAAAGTGGCAGATATGTTTATTGATTACCAAGCCCCAAATGATAATACTTTATTTGATTTTATACATCATTGTAGAAAAACAAAAGAAGCAGATTTAAAATACCCTATTATATTAAGTCCTTGTAATTTTATATTAGATGGAAAACATAGAATGGCAAAAGCTATTTTAGAAGGAAAAGAATACATTAAAGCAGTAAGGTTTAAAGAAATGCCTGATTGTGGAGAATATGAAGAATAATATGACAGAATATAATGATGGTAAATTAGGAGAAGTTAGAAATCCAGATGGTACATGGATTAACTCACAAGCTTTTAGAGAAGCTGGGAATCACTTTATGAAACATAGGTATTATATTGCTGACCCTTGGGGGACACCAGATTGGCTTACTTATTGGAAAGAAGAAAGAACAAAGTGTATGAAAGGAGTTAATATTGGTGGAGCCAGAATAACTGGGGAACACTATTCTTACTTAAATTACACCCCTATACAAAAAGTTGGAGATATATCAGGAAACAAAGCAAGTAAAATAAAAGGTTTCCCTGATTTTTGGGATGGAGATTATAATTACTTTTGGGTAAGAGAAATAGCTAAGAAAGGGATTATAGATACTTTACTTAATGACGAGGAGAAAGAGTTAGTTATCAAAATGGATGACAAAGAGAAAGCTCTTGAAATGAAAAAGTTATTTGAAAGTTTAAATCTATTTGTAGAAATTGAAGTTGATTACCTAGGTGGAGGATATAATCTTATTGTAGGTAAGTCAAGACGTAAGGGGTATTCTTATAAAGCAGCAGCAATTGGGTCCAATAACTATTTTACCAAACCTAACTCTTTAACAATCTTTGGTGCACATGATAAAAAATACCTATATCCAAATGGTATTTTTGGTATGGCACATAATAATATTAACTTTATAAATGAAAACACTGGATGGGCTATGCCTTCAGATGTTATTGATAGATTAGGTTCAGGACACATAAAAGCTTCTTATATACAATACAAAAATGGTATAAAACTTGAAAAAGGTTTTAAGTCTGAATTATTAGCTCTTACATTTAAAGACAACCCAGATGCTGCAAGGGGGAAAGATGCTGTAGAAGTATTCTTTGAAGAATCAGGAGCATTTGGTACACCTGGACTTTTAAAACAATCTTATAAAGCAACTGAGGATTGTGTAATGGCAGGGGCAATTAAGACAGGGCTTATTACTGTTTTTGGTACATCAGGGGATATGAAAGGAGGAACAGCAGATTATGCTGATATGTTCCAAAGACCTCAAGCTTTTGATTTACTTCCATTTAGAAATATATGGGATGAAGATAGTAAAGATATGAGTGTAGGGTTCTTTCATCCAATTAATTGGAACATGGAAGGTTTCTATGATAAAAATGGTAATTCTGATAAAGATGGAGCCAAAAGATTAGAAATAATGACTAGAGAAAATCTAGTTAAACATGGAGCAACCTCAACAGAAATTCAACAAAGGATGCAAGAAAAACCTCTTGGTCCTGGAGAAGCCTTTGCTGCTGTATCTGTAAATAACTTTCCAGTTCTAGAATTAAAAAGACAACTTCAAATTGTTAAAGGAAAAGGTTGGCAAGAAACAAAAGGTACTCCAGTTAATATGTATTATAAAGATGGTAAGATTGTAGCTGAACCAATTATGGATGGAACTGCTAAACCAATTACAAGTTATTATAATGTACCTACAGATAAAAGAGGATGCCCAATGATATATGAACAACCAATAGCTAATCCTCCAGTAGGATTGTATAAGATTGGTTATGACCCTATTAGACAAGACCAAGGTACATCTTTAGCATCTATTATAGTATATAAGAGTCACCATTTAGGTACACAGCATCATGATATTATAGTTGCTGAATATATAGGGAGAATGGAAACTGCTTCAGATATAGATAGAATAGCAGAAATGTTTGCAGATTTATATGGTACAAAAATTATGTATGAAAATGAAGTCACAGGAGTAAAAACATATTTCCAAAGAATAAAAAGATTAAATTTACTAGCTGCTCAACCAGATAGAGTTATAAGTAAAAATATAAAAAATTCAAAAGTAGCAAGAATTTATGGTTGTCATATGAATAACCAATTAAAAGATGCAGGAGAAAGATATGTAAAAGAATGGCTACTTACAGTTTTAGACTATGATGAGCATGGAAATAAAATCACAGTTATTGATAAGATATACTCTATAAGAATACTTGAGGAGTTAATAGCTTATAATAGAGATGGTAACTTTGATGCTGTTTCTGCATTATTTATGTGCATGTTTCAAGTGCAAGAAGAAGTCTTAGGTAAAACTTTTAGTGAAGCTAATGAAAATAAGACTGCAAAAAAACTTCTTGAAATGATGAAGAATATGTACAAAAAGAATTAACTTTGTAAAAAATATAATAAATGGAACAAACTAAGCCAAAGAAAAATGAAAGGTTGAGCTCTAGTCAAAAAAATGCCAATAAAAAACAATGGTATAAAGACAAAGCAAATGAATTAGATGCTGAACATAATGGTTTAACAATATCTTATGGAGGAATTTCTGACTATAAGAGAATGAAAGTTAACTATAATCTTTTCAATAATATATTAGACCTTAAGGACTTTGAATATGTATGTAAACCTTTTGGTTCTGAATCAGGGGAATTACCAGCTACTATGGTAAATAGAGATATATCTTCTGGTAAGATTAAAGCTCTTTTAGGTATGGAGATGAAAAGACCTTTTTCTTGGAAAGTAGTTGCAACTAATCCAGAAGCTACTACTCGTAAAGAACAAGCTGAATTTGGAAAGATAAAAGATTTTGTAGTTGCAGAAATTTTAGGACCTATTAGAAAAGAAATAGAAGCTAAGATAGAAGCTGAAAATCAAGGGAAAGAATTGACAGATGAAGAAATACAGGCAATTCAACAAAGAATTGACCAAGAATTAAATGCTAAAACTCCAGCAGAGACAAAAAAATATATGGAGAGGGAACATCAGGACCCAGCAGAAGTTATGTCTCATCAATTACTAGAATATTTAATACAAAAAACTGATATTAGAAGAAAGTTTAATACTGCTTTTAAACATTTAAGTTTATCTGCAAAAGAAGCTATGTTTGTAGGGATTTTAAATGGAGAACCAGAAGTATGGAATGTTAATTCTTTAATGATAAATCCAAAAATGTCTCACATCTCTCCTTTTATAGAAGATAGTGAAGCCATGTCAGTTGAGTATAAAATGACTCCTTCTGAAATAATTCAATATTTTGGAGATGAATTAACAACAAGTGAAATAGATAAAATATACTCTCAATACATTATGAGTAATTCAGAAGATGATTTATTTGATGTAGCTGAAATGAATGACAGTTTAGATGGAGAATATAGAGATTATTCTAATCTTAGAGTTGTACATACTTTATGGAAATCATTAAGAAAACTTGCTTTTCTGACATACAGAGATGAAAACGGTAAGAAGCAAGAAATGATTGTAGATGAAAAATACAAACTTAACCCTGATGCAGGAGATATTAAAATAGAATATGAATGGTTACCAGAGTCTTATGAAACTTGGAAAATTGGTCCAGATATTTATGTACACATGAGACCTATACCAGGACAGTTCAAAGATTTAGACAACCTTCATCAATGTAAATTTCCTTATTATGGAGTGTATGTAGATGATATGAATTCTGTCCCTACCTCTCCAATGGATAGATTAAAAGTTTATCAATACTATTATAATATTGTAATGTATAGATTAGAATTACTTTTAGCATCTGATAAAGGGAAAAAAGTTATGATGAATATTGGAGCTATTCCTGATAGTGCTGGAATTGATTTAGAAAAATGGCAGTACTTCTTTGAAAGTTCTCCATTTATGTGGTTTAATCCTAATGAAGAAGGTACTGGATATGCAGATGTAAACACAATGGCTAAAACTATTGATTTATCTTTAGCTTCTGATATTGGGAAGTATATAGAGTTTGCAGAATACTTAAAAAGACAGGCAGGAGCATCTGTAGGTATTACAGAAGCTGTTGAAGGTCAAGCTCAACCAGGAGATTCTGTTGGAAACAATAGACAAAACTTAATACAAACCTCAAATATATTAGAACCTTATTTTGATATACATAATTCATTTAAGAAGAATGTTCTTACTGCTTTAATAGAAACAGCAAAAATTGCATATTCTGATAAGAAAGCAGTTAAGTTATCTTATGTTTTAGATGATATGTCTGTTAAGGTTTTAGAATTAGATGTAGCATTATTAGATAATTCTACTTTAGGTCTTTTTGTAGCAAACTCAACTAAAGCTGAAGAAGCTATGCAAACTATCAGACAATTAGCTCATGCAGCTATGCAAAATCAAAAAGCTGAACTTTCTGATATTTTATCTGTAATTAGACAAGAAGGTATTGTGGAAGCTGAAGAAACTCTTAAAGTAGCAGAGAAAGATAGAAAAGCTGAGGATGCTCAAAATCAAGAAAGAATTGGTAAACAACAACAAGAGCTTGAACAAATGAAACAAAAAGGAGAGCAACAGAAACATGAGAATGAAAAAGAAAAAATTGTTCTTAAAGAATCTGAAAGAAGAAAAACAGTTATTGCTCAATCAGCTCTTACTGGAATGTCTTTTAATCCTGATGCTGATGGAGATAATGATGGAGAAAATGATTTCTTAGAAATTGCAAGAGATGGGGTAGATGCTGAAATAAAAAGAGGTAAAAACCAATTAGACAGAGAAAAGTTTGAACACACAAAACATGTTGATAATGAGAAACTTAAAATA